AACTATGCTACAATATTAATATGTGGAAAAAGAGGCTACAAATAGATAAACAAGTCTTGAGGCAACAAGAGACCATTTCCGATAACAACCCATTCCACCTAGACTATCACAATATTTATTCTGAATTGACCTCTACTGGTCAGAGCAAACACTTGACTATCAACCTAAAATATGCTATTTTCTAGTTGTAAGTTTAAACAATTTAACAACGCTTGCACACAGCGTCATAAAAAAAAGCAACAGCGATTGCACAAAGCAAACACACGGGTTTTCACAACTCGTTCCTACGCTGTCTTAAGTCGTTCATACACTGGCGACCGTAGGGAGCTGGAGTTGAACAGCTGTGAATCTACGATTCAACCTAAAGACACATCACTACAACTGCAAATTCAAGACGCGAAGCGTCTGCGCAAAATCTATAGGCAATGGGTTTTGTTCTATGCCGTACTAGTCGATGAACTACTAGCTCGCCACCACTGGGAACGGAGTTCCTTTGCGGTGCGCTGGAGCGACGCGACAATGGTTTTTTTTCGTTATTTCTTAGGATTATTTGTTAAAAATGCAAAAAAATGGCGTAAATGTGATAGAAATGCCACTTTATACTTGACCACGAGCGAACGGAGTTCGCGAGGGCAAAAAAAAAGCCCCCGAAGGGGCTAGTTTTAGTTAAATTGTGCGATAAGGCGTGTTATTGCCTCTTTTGTTGCACCTTCAAGACCTTGCACATCAATGTTTGCACTAAGGTCGCGTAAAAGTTCCTTTTTAGTTGGACCTTGCACCTTTGTAGATGCTTTTTTAGGTTGGGCAACATATACGCCCTCTCTAACAAGTTTACTTCTTACGCTACGGACTGTCTTGCCAAGTGTGTTAGCAATTTCGTCTACATTTGTGCCGTTTTTGTAAAGTTCTACGACTTGAACTGTTTGCTCATTTGTATAGTTTGGTTGTTTCATATAAGCCTCTCTTTCATTATCTATAATACTAAAAAATCACTCAGAACACAAGAAAAATCTTACAGTGTCAAATTTCTGACAAAAGCAAAACCACTCACTGTCAATTTTTTGACGTCCGCCCTGCGGGGCAGTGACTGTCAAAGTTTTGACGTCGGCCGTGGGCGCGGCAGTCAAGCGCTGTCAAATTTTTGACGCCAGGCCCTGGGGGCCAGGTCGGAAGGCTACTAACCAGAGAGCTACTAAGGGCCACGCTGCATAAGTGAACATCTACTAAGTATTAAGGTACTAAGTCAAGGCAAGATATTTTTTTCTGTGTTGTGGGCTTTTGGCACGATTCTTGCAATCCGGGCTAGATTTTGTTTTAAATGCAATTAAGAATCATTATCAATGGAATAGACCGGTCCAGGTAAGTGATTGATTTTATTAGGTTTTTTAGGCCGGCGCCCGTAAGCGCTTGATTTTGCTAGCTTTTTTTCCGATTTTTGTATTGATTACGAAAAAATCTAGCATTGTTAAGGGTTGCTTCAGTTCGTTTTGAATGAACAAGAATAAAGGGCTTTTTCATAGCCCTAAACTCCTGCGTTTTGATTTATTCATAGACGAAGTTTTTAGCTTGTTTCCCCCAATGCTAGTTCGCTTTCTAGGTTTAGGGATTAAAATGTGTATTGAATTGTAAGATTTTCTAGCCATTGGCAAGTCTCCTTAAAAAGTTAATAATATAAATATTAGCATAAATTGGATAAATGTCAACCCTAACATAAAATAAACAATAGTTTTAAGCATTGTTTATCTTTCTCTGATAAATTTCTTTTAATTCATCAATGCAAGGCTGACAGTAAAAAGTCCATTTATTGTTTGGGTTAGGGTCATCGCAACGAAAATTATCGTTGCAATTTGAACAAGTATAATTAAAATTATCTTTAATCATTCAGCACCCCCCATTGATACATCTGAGCAAGTAGGATTCTTAGAAGCCCATTTGAAAACAGCAAATGCTTGTTTTTTGTTAGTAGTAACGAATTCTTTAAAATCGTTGTTTCGAGTATAAGATGCAAAATATAAATTTCTCATATTTTTCCTTTCTTAGTTAGTTAATAATATTATCAAAAGAATTGATTGAAAAGTCAATCCAATTGAATTTGAAGTGATATATAAAATATCTCGTTGGTCTATTGCCCTAATTAGGAAAAAGAATAAACCTAAGGTGAGCATAGCAGTTGTTGAAACTGGTGGCAAATCTGCTCCACCCTTAACCAAAAATTCAATGGTAGGTGGGAGAGTTGCTCCGTGAATAAGGATTGTGCCAACCCAACCTAATATGTTAATAAATCTTTTCATAATACAAATGTAACACAGAAAAAAGAAAACATCAAGTTTTTTCTGAATCAGCCTCGTAAGTCATTGATTTTAAAGGAAAGTTTTTTTCTGAGTGAGTAGGTCAAAAATCCCATTTTGGACAGATTTTTGCCTCTAAGCTATTGATTTTATTGGCTTTTTCGACCCCACATATTGTGGTCAAGTCTGGGTGGGCATACCATATGTTGTGCTGCCGGTTTAACCGGTGCGTCAATTTTTTGACACCCTTTGGGGTTGCGCTGTCAAAATTTTGACACCCTCCTTTCGGAGAGTGTCAATTTTATTTTTAGTTATCCAAAAAGAATTGAATGCTTTGCTTTGTAGCACCCATCATTCCATTTGAAACATCAGATGGCATTTGAAACTTATCTTCTAAATCTTTGATAAGTTCTTTTTTTGTAGGCTCATCTGCTTTTTTAGATGATGAAGTTTTAGGCTTTGAAACATAAACTCCCTCTCTAACAAGTTTTGACCTAACTGACCTAACTGATTTTGAGATTTCAGTAGCAATCTCATCAACAGATTTGCCGTTTTGATAGTCGTTACAGATTTGGTCTGTAAGCTCTTTTGTGTAGTTTGCATTTTTCATATGCTATCTCCTTTTTTAAGTGTTAATATATATAATATAATGCATATCAACCAATAATGCAAGTAAAAAATGCATCTAAACCTATTTTAATTTCATATGTTGGAATGCTTGTTTATTGATTTGATGAATATCGCAGGTGTCAATTTTTTGACGGTCCGGTTAAGCCGGAGGCGAACAAAAGGCGAACATCGCCGCGAACAAAGGGCGAACAAGTCGCCCCTTGAAAGTCGCTGAAACCCTAGCTTTTAGTTAGGGTTTCATTTTCATAAATAAAAGATTGTGCATTGGTTTTCCATCTTGCCATATCATCTGGAATATCAACCCCTTTTTTACGAGAGTATGAAACACACAGTTTTGCTAGAGCCAGTTTACAATAATTTAATTCATAAACCTTTTTAAATGCTTGAGCAATACAACCAGATGCCTGTGGGTGGGTGCAATTAAACCATTCAGAATGACCAGAAGAAACAATATCTTTTTTATATCTGTCAAACTTGATTGGCTCAAACTGACCATATTTAACCAAAGCATACATCTGAGCAAGATGCTCAATCAATTCAGCAAAATCACGATTCCCTAACTTTTTAAAAGTTTGTTTCAAGATAATATTATCATCATTAAAACGCTTTTCGGGATAGGTGGATATGCCTATCTTATGAGCTGGATAAAGTTTATGACCCATAACATAAATGTTAGCGTCGTTGTAGTGATTATTCCAAAGTTTTGAAAATTTAGCCATTTTATTTCTTAGTCCTTTCATTAAGAAGTTGTTTAAATTTATTCCATTGTAACACATTTTCAATCATCAAGCAACCTGATACAATAACAAGTATTGCCATAGCTAAAAGAAAATATGCAACCCAATGTGGAAGCAGTGGCACAGTTAGTGCCAATAAAAGCAATCCATCAAGTAAAACAAATATTGCCATATACATCATATTACATCACCTTATATAAAATAATGATTTGTAGTAAAAGGCAAATAGTAGGAATGACAAGTCTAGCCAATTCCATAGTGTGTTTAACTTTTGCAAGTTTTTTCTCAATTTTAGCAGTCATTATGCGACCTCCTTATTAAGTTTATTAGGATTGATAACAGGAAACAATTTTCTAACTTCTTGTCTAACTTCTGCATTATCATCAAACATAACCTTAGTGGCTTGTTTAAACTGCTTAAGATTAACAAGAAACTGCAATTGTTTCTTTTTTAATATGCCGTCTTTTTCAGTATTGCCAAATGGTCTGCTAATAATTTTATTAGCAAGTAAACCATTAGTTTTGAAAAAGTCTAAATCTGCATCTTGAAGTTGTCTGCTAGTACAGAAAACAACATAGTCAGCATTTTTAATGGCTTTTGATAATGGCAACAATTTATCCTTAGCAATTTTTTCGCTTGTATTATTAGCGAACCAATGTTCCAGATTAATTGAACCATCTGCGTTTGCAAGTTGTCTATGTGAACTATCAATGATAGTGCCGTCTAAGTCAAATATTGCAATGTTTTTTATAGTAGTCATATTATAAATATAATACATTTAAATATAAATGCAAGTAAATAATCAATTAAATGTAATTTTTTTCTCTTTCTGTTGTATTTATGCAACAGTTGAGGTGTCAATTTTTTGACAGGGCGGTTAGTCGGACTTGTCAATCTTTTGACGCTTTGCTTACCCTCACACGGCCTCGACATGGGATTTTTTGAAATTACGTAACAAAACTTGACACCCCTTGAGGGGAAGTGTATATTTAAGTTAAAGGAACAAAAATGGCAACAAGAAGAACTAACATTGTAAATTCTTACGTAAGCAAACTTAAAACCATCACAGAGCTTGGTGGGTTTAATGTTTTTAGAGAATATAAATATTTAGACGAAGTTAATGACTTTCCAACAATCACGCTGTTACCACAAGCTGAACAAAGAATAGGTTTTGGTGATGGAAGAAAACTAGCAAGATTAGATAT